CAACGTATCTTAAATCTAGGTAAACAAACTATAAAACTTATTTTACCTAAACTAACATCTTTAGCTCAAGAATATGCTATTGGTGAGTTTGAAACAGCAAAAGCAGCAGCTACTTCACCTGAACAAATAGATGCACTAAAACAACAATTTTGCCCCGCACCTGATCAATTACAAAGATTATTAGATACTAGAAATAATATAGTAGGTCAACTTAACTCAATTGGAACTAAATTAAATACTCTAAATTTTAGTATTGGGGGTTTACAAGATATTACTAATATTTTAAAAAATATTTTATCTACAGTTGAAACAGCTAAATTAGTAACCTCAGCTGCTGCTAAAATAGTCCCTCTTATACCCGGAGCAGTACCCGCATTATTAAATGATTTAGAAACTATTGACGATAAGATTTTACCTTTATTAGAGAAAAACTCAGGCAGCATTAATGCAACCTCAATTCCCGTAGCTGTAGTTACTTCTATTATTAACAAAATAGTTAACTCTTTAAGTCAATTAGATGATTTAATTAAGTTATGTGGCCCCAATCTAACTTTAGATTCCTTATCAGATATTATAGTACAAACTGCTAATAGTCAAACCCAATCAGACGTAAACGATGGGTCTTATAAAGGATTTAGTTTTCAAATAGAGGAAGTACCTTTTAGCCCCACTGTCAATCGTTTAAAAGCTATAGCTTTAAATCAAGGGGGTATTCCACTATTAGAAACCCCTTTATCGTTTACAACAAACAGACAAACATTAATCGATGAACTTAAGCTAATAATTGACAGAGATAATTTAAAACCCTTTTAATTTCAATATTTATAACAGATGAAACCCAGCGAATTAAAATCATTTATTAAAGAAGCCGTTAGAGAAGCTATCCAAGAGGAATTAAAAGATATCCTTTTGGAAGCAGTCCGTGCTCCTAAATTACCAATCCAGGAAACTTATCAAATGCATCCTGTAACTGTTAACGCAACTACTACCTCAGCTCCACAAAAATCCACAGCTGATAAAAGAGCTATGATGGAAAGTATTATGGGCGATATGAGAAGAGGACAAGATACTCTTAACTTTACTACTCAAAATATAGCAGCTAATACTCTACAAATAACCCCGGGTATGAATACCTCAGGAGATGGGTCAAAATTACCTGAGGGTAATGTTGGTTTAGATATGATCATGGGTTTAATGGGCAAGAAATAAAATGGCATTCGGGGCACAAAAGATATTTCCAATTGATACTAAGCCAGGAACGGCTGTTGGTGTGGCTATACCTTTTGACGCTCGTGGGGTATTTTATTCTACATATACAACCCAAAATGCAATCAAAAATAACTTAATTAACTTTTTTTTAACTGAGCCGGGTGAAGTATACCTTAATCCAACATTTGGAGGTGGTTTAAGAAGTTTTATTTTTGAACAAATTACTTCTGATACTCTTGAAAGTTTAAAAGAAGATGTACAATCTAAACTAACTCGTTATTTCCCTAACGTAGTAATAGGAAGTTTAGAAGTACTCCAAAATCCCGATATTAACACTATAACTGTATCTTTAACTTATAATATTGTAGATACAGCTATATCCGACGAAATTCAAATAGCATTTAACTAATGGCTGTAAGACGCAATATACAATATATAAATAAGGATTTTACCGAGTTAAGAGCGAGTTTAATTAATTACGCTCGTACTTATTTCCCCACAACTTATAATGACTTCTCCCCAGCATCACCTGGTATGATGTTTATGGAGATGGCCTCGTATGTAGGTGATATTTTATCTTTTTATTTAGATAACCAAATTCAAGAAACATACTTACAGTATGCTCGTCAAACTAATAATTTGTATGAGTTAGCTTATATGTTTAGTTATAAACCAAACGTAACACAAGTAGCTACTGCTGATATTGATTTTTACCAACAAATACCAGCTTTCTCAACAGCTCCCTATGCTCCAGATTTTGATTATTCTTTATTTATCCCTGCTAATACAACCGTAACTTCAACTTTTTCAGGAAGTGTTCCTTTTATAATTGAAGACCCGGTTGATTTTAGTGTTTCTTCTTCAGGAGACCCTACTGAGGTTACAATATATAAAGTTGATCCTTCAACTAATATTCCTACTTTTTATTTATTAAGAAAAACTCGTAAGTCTATATCTTCTACTATTAATACTACTGAATTTACGTTTGGTCTGCCTGAACAATTTGCTACTGTAGAAATTACAGCCAATAATATTGTAGGTATTTTAGATATAGTAGATAGTAATGGAAATATTTGGTATGAAGTAGATTATTTAGCCCAAGACACAGTATTTGACTCTATTAAAAATACTAACGCAAACGATCCTAATTTATCACAATATCAAGGTGATACTCCTTATCTTTTACAACTAAAACAAGTACAAAGAAGATTTGTTTCTCGTTTTTTAGATAGTACTACTCTTCAATTACAATTTGGAGCAGGTACAGCCAACGATACAGATGAAGAAATTTTACCTAACCCAGATAACGTTGGTTTAGGTTTACCATTTGAGGTAGATAAACTTACAACTGCTTTTTCACCTTCTAATTTCACTTTTACCCGAAATTACGGAATTGCCCCTTCTAATACTACTTTAACAGTAAGATATTTGACTGGAGGTGGAGTAGGTGCTAATGTACCGGCTAACACAATTAATGCTATTTCAGGTAATGTTACTTTTGTAAAAAATTTATCTAATGCTTTAGCAGTTTCTGCGAATGTTATCTTTAACTCATTATTAGCTAATAACTTAGAAGCCGCTGATGGTGGGGGAGATGGTGATTCAACCGAAGAATTAAGGCAAAATGCTTCTGCAAATTTTGCAACACAATTGCGTAACGTAACCCAAGATGATTATTTAGTTAGAGCACTTTCTTTACCTGCTAAATATGGGGTTATCTCTAAGGCATATATTGAACCTACTAAAGCACAATCGGTAGCCTCAGGAGCAGCTGCTTCTATACTTGATTTATATATTCTTTCTTTTGATAACACCTCTAAGCTAAGAACAGCTTCAGTAGCTCTTAAACAAAACTTATCTACTTATCTTTCACAATATAGAATGGTAAACGATTCTATTAGCATTAAAGATGCGTTTATAATTAATATTGGAGTTAATTTTGATATAATTGTATTACCCAACTTTAATTCAAATGAAGTACTTACTAAATGTATTTTAGCTTTACAAGACTTTTTTGCTATTAAAAACTGGCAGATTAATGAACCTATTATTTTAAGGGATGTTTATGTAATATTAGACAGTATAGAGGGAGTACAAACAGTAAAAGATTTATCTTTTTCTAATAAAGTAGGAACAGCTTTAGGATATTCACAATATGCCTATGATACAGTAGGAGCTACAGTTAGTGGGGTAATTTACCCTTCAATTGATCCTATGATTTTTGAAGTAAAATATCTTGATAGAGACATACAAGGTAGAGTAGTAACACTATAAGACAATGGCAGTATATAAAATTTTCCCAGAAAAAGATGCTACAATGTATTCTCTGTTTCCACAGATGAATACTGGATTGGACGAAATATTAGATATATCTAATTTAAATTTTGCAGTTAACACTAATGCTCAAGTTGCCAGATATTTAGTAAAGTTTGATCAAGACGAAATTAATAATGTATTTGATACTTATGTAAGTAATTCTGCTTGGAATGCTACTTTTAAATGTTTTATAGCTACTGCTCAAAGCATTAACGTTGATTATGAAGCTTATGTATATCCCGTTTCTGGGGCTTGGGGAATGGGTACCGGAAAATATCTAGATCAACCTATTTCTACAGATGGAGTAAGTTGGCAGTGGCAAAATTATAAAGGAGGACAGTCATGGGGTAGTGTTAATTCTGGAAATACCTACCGCACCGCTTCCTATTCAGGTAGTAATGTAGGGGGAGGTATTTGGTATTATAGTTCATCTTATTCTTTTCCTATTACAGCTAGTCAAACTTTTACATACCATTCAGATAAGGATCTAAATGTAAATGTTAAAAATATAGTAGAGGTTTGGAGAAGTAGTTCTTTAGGAACTGCTGTAGGTGAAGGCACTCAAATCAATAATGAAGGATTTTTAGTTAAATGGGAAGATGCTATTGAATTTAACCAAACAAAAGCAGTACAACCCGTACTTCAATACTATTCGGTAGATACTCACACAATATACCCACCAGTACTAGAGATTAAATGGAATGATTTTAGTTATGTAACGTCTTCTACTATCCCAACTATTAATACTTCTCAACTATATGCCTCTATTATCAATAATGATGGATTCTTTTATAGCCAAAGTGTTCAACAGTTTAGAGTAGATTGCAGACCACAATTCCCACCCATTATATTTCAAACTGCCTCAATTTATACTACAAACTACTATTTACCTACAGCTTCTTTTTGGGCTATTAAGGATTTAGATACAAACGAGTATGTTATAGATTTTGACCCAGTTTATACAAAATTAAGTGCTGATACTACAAGTAGTTATTTTGAGGTTTATATGAATGGTTTACAACCCGAAAGATATTATACTATATTATTGAAAACTACTGTTGAAGGTAGTACATTAGTGTTTGATAGCAATTATAACTTTAAAGTCATTAATGGATAATGGCGGAGCAAATATTATTAACTAAACTAGTATACGATAAAAATCAATACCAAAAGGTAATTGATACTACATTTACTCAACTTGTTCAACCTGCATCACAAGCTACAGGTTCAGCTCTTCCAACCGTAAATGAATTTTTTGATTTTTACAATCAGTTATTCTTTGATATACCTAAATTTGGAGAAATAAACTCTCATGAGTACCTTATTAAAACTAGTACAGAATATATTGGTGCTTCATCTGTAGTAAATGATGAGTTACAAGCTCTAATAGATGAAGTTACTGAATTAAGACAAGAAAATTTAGATTTGCAACAACAATTATTAGGTTCAATAACCCCATTAATTAATGGCTAAAACAGTAACATTAAACTCTATAGATCCAATTTCGTTTGAATATCAAGAATATTCAATTCAGGATGATAATCTCATTGTAAATTTTACAGTTGAGCCTACTTTTGATCCTTTAAAAAACTACGTTGCTTATTACGTATACGACCTTAATGATACTGTTGTATTTTCTAATGAAATTAATTTTCTTGGATATTCTATAATTAATGGTCAAGTAGTTTTATCTCCCGAAGTTGACATTGAGGCTGTAGGATTTGAAGAAGGTCAGTATAATGTTGTTTATAATTTTTTAAATAATGAACTTTCTAGCTCATATTTTCAACGACTATATATTGATCAAATTAGCTCTGATAGGACTGAAGTAAGGCTTAATACCACTCAAATCTCTAATTTAGATTTAATAAGTGGAGCTACTTTATTAAATGCTCAAATTCAAAGTAGTGCAGGAGTTTATTTTGATTTTTTCTTAGATTTTGGAGATAACCAACTTGTAATAGCCAATAACATACTATTGGATACCTCTAACCCAGAAGATCCTACAGTACTTATTAAATTATATGAGCCCCTTCCAGTTAATTTTTCCTTAAAGGATGAATGTTGGGTTGTAACTCAGGTAGCTAATCCTGTAGCATATAATATTAATATTATTCAAACTTTTGAGTTATTAGATGAAAATATTTACTTAAGAGGGCCTAACTATAATTTAGGAATAAAAGATCAAATAAATAATTCTACAGATTATGTAAATTATTCAACCCTATCTAGTACTTCCTCTTATGATGCTGGTACTTCCTCTAGTTTAAAT